AGATATTGCATATTTAAATCTTGCACATTTTCAAAGACAAGCTGATTTGATACATAGTTTGCACGTTGCATCTCAACCAATGTTAGTAATGGAAGGATATGATGATCAGACTAAAGATTTAGCTATTTCTGTTAATTATGCAATGGCAACTCAGCCAGGAAATAAAGTTTATTATGTAGAACCTGCAAGTAGTGCATTTGATGCTCAATCTGCTGAGATTAAAGAATTACAAATGCAAATGGCTACTTTAGGGATCAGTACATTATCACAACAGAAGTTTGTTGCTGAATCAGCAGATGCTAGAAGACTGGATAGAGTAGACACAAATTCCATGCTCGCAATGGTTTCAATGGAATTAGAACAGAAATTACAAAAAGCATTTAATTTATCTGCTGAGTATGTAGGAATAGAACCACCTGAAGTAAAAATTAGTAGAGATTTTGATATTGAAAGGTTAATTGGACAGGATATTACAGCATTAACATCATTATTTGATCAACAAGTCATTGATAGAGAAGAGTTTAGAGATATTTTGGTACAGGGAGAAGTGCTACCTACAGCGAATGAGGTCAAACCTGAATAATTTGTTAGAATAACAGTTAAGTACATATAAATTATGGGCAAACATCTAGATTATGTTCAGCAATCTGACGGAACATACAAATGGGAACTAGCAGAGATTCCTGCTGTTAAGTCTACTCCAGTAGAATCAAAAACAGAAACTAAAAAAGTTTCTAAAAAGAAAACCTCAAACATTTTATCCGACTAATTTATGGCAATCGAAGAAAAAGTAGTTCAGTCCGAGTCTGTGACTCCTTCTGATCAGTCCGTGACTGAAACTCCTTCACAAGAAACACAGCCACAAGCACCCAATCTTGATTCTGTAAAACAACAGTATGAAGAACAATTATCAGCACTTAAAAAACAAATAGCTGAAGGTGATGAAAAATTTAAAGGTATCAAAAGTAAATTAGATGATGTTTATAAACAAAAAGAAGAAAAACGTACCAAAGAATTAGAAGAGCAAGGACAATGGAAAACTCTTTGGGAAGAAGCTAATAAAACAGCACAGGATAAAGATCAACAGATTAATTCTTTATCTCAACAGCTAGAAGAAATGAAAACTTCTAACGAAGTAGCTTCTACAAAAACCACAGCATTAGCAGCTATCAGTAATCTTGGAGCGATAAATGCAGAACAAACTTTGTCTTTATTGCAAGGCAAACTACAAAAGAACGCTGAAGGAAAAGTTGTGGTACTAAATGGTGGTGTTGAACAAGATTTAGGTACTTATCTTACGAGTCTCAAAAATCCTGGTAGTGGATGGGAACACCACTTCAAACCAAGCAGTGCTGCTGGTATGGGTGCAAAGCCTAGTCCTGTCGCAAATGTGTCAGGTGGAACAGATAATCCTTGGAAGACTGGCAATTTGACTCAACAGCTTATAATGGAGAATGAGAACCCCGACCTCGCAGCTGTGCTGAAGAGGGAGGCTCAATAAAAATAGTTAGTTTCCGTGAAACTAATGCCCTTATCTGTGATTAGGGTATCGCAAACATAAAAAAGGTAAATCTGAATGGCTGCTCCGTTTCAGAATTACTCTGGCGGTGTCCTATTAGCGGATGTCGTTAAGAGAAATAATTTTAGTACCTACGTTTCCGAAGCTATCAAAGAACGTAGTGCTTTTATCAAGTCTGGTGCTGTTACTCGTAATGGACTACTTGATGCAACAGAAGGTGGAACAAGAATCCAAGTTCCAGAATTTAACCCAATCGCTCCAACAGAAGAAATTCTTACTGGTGCTGCAAACTGGGGAACATCTACTGCTGGTTATTTAACACCACAGAAGATTGGTACAGGCACACAGGTTGCAACTATCTGTCATAGAGCATTTGCTTATGCTGTAGATGATGTTGCTATCTTGGCTGCTGGTGAAGATCCAATGGGTCACATCAGAAACCAACTTGCAGATGCAATCAACAAATTAAACAACGCTAGATTGTTCTCACATTTAGCTGGTTTATTTGGAACTGCATTAGCAGCTAACAAGTTAGACGTAGCAAAAGCTGGTGCTAGTGCTACTGAAGTTAACTTCTTAACAGCTTCAACTATTGCAAGAGCAAGAAACTTGCTTGGAGAAAGAGGAGAGGATCTTGATCTTCTAATCGTTCATCCATCTGTTGCTTACTACCTCTATCAGGTTGGTATGTTGACATTCTCTACTTCTGCATTATCAACAGGCACAAACCTCACCTGGGGTGGCGGTGGTGTTGGTATCAGCGATAGAGCAGTTGGTGAATTTGCTGGATGCACAGTTGTTGTTGACTCTGCTGTTAACACAGTTGCACCATCTAGTTCAAGTGGTCATCAAACTGAGTTTTTCTGCTACCTAACATCTTCAGGAACAATCCTCGAAGGTAATCAGCAAGCACTAAGAATCGAAGCTGAAAGAAACATTCTTTCTAAGCAAGATGTTATGTCTGTTGACTACCACAGTGCTTATCACGTTATGGGTACTAAGTGGAATGTTGCTGATGACAACCCAACCAATGCGAACTTAGCAACAGCTAACAAGTGGGCATTAACATATGATGCTGACTTGATCCCATTGGTTCAGTTAACAGTTAACTCACCTCTTGATACATCAACTTATTAATCGTAAGATTAATTTGGTGGTCATACTAATGAAGAAACCTCATCAATTATTGGTGGGGTTTTTTCTTTACGCTACAATAAAACTAAATTACTTTATAGATCGTGGCAGCTACTATAGACGCAACATTATCTGGAGCTAATGCTAATAGTTATGTCACATTAGCTGAAGCAGACGCATACTTTGAAACTGTCCCAAGTTCTACTCAATGGGATAACAAACAAGATGACAAAAAGAATAGAGCATTAATAGCAGCAACTAGATGGATTGACAGCTTTGTATTTTTTGGAGATAGATGTGATCAAGGTCAGGCATTAAAGTTTCCTAGAAATAACTATCAGGTAGATGATGTTGAATTATCTTGTACTGCAATCCCAAATAACATTAAGTATGCACAGTATGAACTAGCAAGAGCTTTGGCAAATGATACTGATGCTATTACAGGAACAAGTGGTAAAGAAGGAAATATTGAACAAGCAAAACTAGGAGATTTGGAAGTTAAATTTAATACTGATAGTCAAGGAACAGGTTCTATCAATAATATTTTAGATGTGTACCCTTGGCTACAAAGTTATCTTGGTGCATATATGATTGGTGGAGCAGGGTCTTTTCAAATGAGGGTAGTTAGAGGATAATATGTCATTTATAGACAATACTTTTAAAGGTTTACCAAAACAATTATTAGATAAATTTGGTATTGATGTTACTTATATTAAGACTGCTACATCTCAGACATACAACACGACTACAGGAGAGGTAAGTGGATCTGATACTAATGTTGAACTAAAGGCGATTATAAGTAATGTCACTGGGTCGACTTATGAAGGTACGAGCCAAACAAATGATCTGAAGATTATTTTTGGTAATGATGAATTAGGAACATATTATCCAAAGGTTAAAGATAGGATTCAATATGCAGAAGATGGAGTAAATAAAGTTGCAAGAATAATTAGTATAAATACATCGAGGGGAGACAATCCTATACTTCATACAGTTATTGCGAGGCCACAATAATGGCAAGAAACGATCTAAAAAAATTTTTAAAAGATTTTGATAGGGTTACAAATGATGTAGCATTTAACGCTCCAATGGAAGCTGCTAACACAGTAGTAAATAAATTAAAAGGTATTGGCCCATCCTGGACAGGTAGATTTAATAATTCTTGGGAAATCGTTACACCGATAAGAACTTTTAATGCTAAAGGAAGAAAAGCAAAAGGCGAAGCAGTACCGCTAAAAATTAGAACATTAAAGTCAAGACAAAAAGCAAAGACACTAAGAGCATCTAACGAAGCTGTATTTACTATTCATAATGTGGCTTCTTATGCAAACCAAGCAATAGACGTTGCTCCTTTTACTCCATTTAAAGTACCACCAAAAGTAACATCTAAGCCTATCCAACAAGGTCTTAGACAGGGTTATCGAGGCTTAGACGAAGTTGTAAGTGATACAGACGCAGATGTAGGTAGACAGACAGGAGCGTTTATAGGTCGTGCGACAGCACCATTAGATTGGTTCAAAACTTATGCAAATGGTGGAGCGATGAATAAAGATGCAAAAATAGGTTATAACAAGATATACAGAAGAGTAAAATGAACTATCAAGGAATCAGAGCAAAATTTGAAACACCAATCAAAACAGCTTACGCAGCATTATCTCCTGCTGTTCCAGTATTTTTTGATAACTTTGGTGATGTAACATCGGATGCTGACAGCGAATTTGTTTATGTAAATATTCAATTTGGATTAACAACTGAAGTTAGTTTAAATTCTTCGTTAGATAATGTAAGAGGAATTATTACTGTCAGAGCTTTTGCGGAAAAAGATAAAGGGCCTGCTAGAAGTCAGACCTTGATAAATACTGCTTTTACAGCTATTGAAACACTTAATAATACTGGACAACCCACAAGTGGTATATTTGTAAGAACTGGAGAAGTTACTGGACCAACTTTTGATACGGATAGACCTTTCTTTGTATCAACAATCGAAACAAATTTTCAAGCTACAGTAATTTCTTGAATCTTTGCTGTAATTCACGCTATCCTATAGACATATCGGGTAGTACCCGTATGTTCAAACCTTAGAATTATTAATCATGGCTACAGTTCTATCGGGTACTTCGGGAGCGTTATATTATTCTCCTGCTGGTACAAGTGTAACAACTCTTGCAGCATCAGCTTTTCCTTCATCAGGAGGAAATATTACTGTAGGATCTCAGTTGGGTTACAAAGTTAACGATACAGTAACACTTGCATATCCATCAGGAGCAACATTAACTAACTGCATTGCAGCAGGAGATCATTTTGTAAAAACTTATGATGCTTCAACTGGTGTTATGACTTTATCTGCAACAGCAGGGGGAGCAGCATTAACAGCTTCAGCAGCACCTACTTTTACAGCAGGAACTTTTGCAAGCATTACATTTACCACACCATTAGTTGTAGGATCTGTAAGAGAATGGAGTTTTGAAATAACCAGAGCAGAAATTGACGTAACAAGTATCGGTCAAACTGTTACTCAAACTGCACCATTTAGAACTTTCATCTCAGGTTTTGCTGATGGTAGTGGTTCTGCTAGTGTTTACTCAACAGATGATGACACATTACTATCCAGTAGAATGGTTGAAGACGTTATCCAACGTCAACAGGCTGGTGCAAAAGTTAGATTGTATATTGATCGTCAAATGAGTGGTGCTAACGTAGATCAAAATGCAAGTAGATCAATCTTGGCAGACATTATTCTTACTTCTGCGAGTTTCAACGTAAACCCAGATGACGGACAGGTTGTAGAAATAGCCTTCAGACCTAGTGCTGCTCCTACATTCGATCTATCTAAGTCTGCATAATACTATATTAGTAGTTATTAATTATTATGAACCTCGGTCAATCCGAGGTTTTTTATTGCATAATGAAGTACACTAATAAAAGATAAATTTAATTTATGGCAACCCAATCAGCACTAGACAGACTAAGAAAAGCTGCAAATCTTGAACCTATTAAAAAAGAAGTTAAATTATCTGATGGTTCGATTTTTGAAATGTATGTAACACCATTAACAATGGCAGAAAGAGAAAGAGCACAAAGACAGGCTAAAAGTGATGATGCAAATGCTTTCGCTCTTCAACTACTTATGAACAAAGCATTAGATGTAAATGGTACAAAATTATTTAATGCAGGGGAGATTGATGTATTAAAGAATGAAGTAAAGGATAAAGATTTACAAAGTCTAATGCTTGCTGTAATTAACTCAGAGGAGGAGGAAATAATTGACCCAAAAGATTAGCTGCTGAGTTAAAAAAAGATAATTTAATGATGTTGCAATTTGGGGTAGCTAAAGAACTTAAAAAAACCCTAAGAGAGATAAGAGATATGACTTTAGATGAGTTGATCGGCTGGAGTGCTTATTTTCAAGTAATTAATGAAGAACAAGAAAAAGAATTTGAAAAAGCAAGAAGAAAAAGATAAGCTAGAATAAAGTAATATTAACGCTGTAATCCGTGGCATATCAGGCACAGATAAATATAAAAACTACTGGATTATCAGGGTTAAATAAGATAAATGCCTCTGTAGACAGAATAAATAAATCCATTATTGCGATAAATAAGGGTGGTAGTAAAATAAAAGCTGGAAAAGATATAGCAAAAATAAGTCAAAAAGATTTAGAAGTTAAGCAAAAGATTTTAAAAGTAGAGACTGATATAGCTAATCAACTACAAAGACAAAAAAGTTTACGAGGTAAAGGAGGTGCTAGAGGAGGAAGATCAACAGGCACGGGAGGAGCAGGAAGAGGTGGAGGAGGTTTTGGTGCTGCAATCTCTAGTGCAGCAGTTAGTGGTGCTTTTCCTTTGTTATTTGGACAAGGACCAGCAGCAGCAGCAGGTGGTTTTGGTGGTGGATTGGTTGGATCTGCTTTAGGTGGCCCAATGGGAGGGTTTGCTGGAGGCTTAATTGGAACGACTGCGGTATCAACTTTTCAAGAGCAAGTATTAGGTTTAGCTAACGCATTAGATCCCTTAAATGCTGATATAGATGCAGCTATAGAAAAAGTAGGAGGTTTAAGTTCAGCTAGAAAAGAAGAAATTAAAATAATTGAACAGTTTAGAGGAAAACAAGCTGCTTTAGAAGAGATAACAAAAGATCTTACAAAAGTTGTTGGAGAAGATGGTGTTAAAGCATTTAGAGAACTTAGAGAATCAGCAAAATTATTTACTGATAATTTTTCTAAGTTTGCGTTAAAAACTAAAGCCTCTGCTGCTGAAATTATAAATGACCTTAAAGAATTTTTTGATCCTGGTGGATTAGATTTAGGAAAAGCACAAGCTGGTTTAGAGTCTATTGATGATCCAACTATAAAAGAATTAAACACTAATCTTAAAAATTTAGAAGAAGAATTAGCCAAATTAGAATTATTAGCTGGCAAACGTAATTTTGGAGGAGGTCTTTTTGGCCCAGGACCAGATATTTTTCAAGCAAGAGAAAAAATGCCAGTTAAACAAGCAGATATAACTAAAGTTAAAGATCAAATCAAACTTAATGCTGCAAAAAAAGCTGGTTCAATAATTGATAAGGAAGCGAGTGCTGCTCTTAATAATAAAGTAAAAGCTACAGAACTAGAACTTGAAGATCAAAAAAGATTAAATGCTGTCAGAACAGAAGGTCGATTTGTTATGTCTAAAGGATTAGCTGAAGAATTAGTAGCATTAGATAAACTAAACGAGGAAAGAAAGAAAATTTTCCAAACAAAAAGAGATAGTGCTCAAAAAATTATTGATCAATTAGAGGGTACTAAAGAATTATCAGGAGAAGACGAGAAAAGACTTAATAATGCAATATTAACAGTAGAAAGTATTGATGCCCAAGTAGATGCTAACAAAAGGAATTTTAAAGAGTTAAGAAATAACACTCTTGAAGCTAGAAACTTACAAAATGCTGCCAATGAAACTGTTGATGCTTTTGAAAATATTAATAAATCAATTCAAAATGATATAAAACAAGGTATTAAAGGATTAATAAAAGGAACGTCAACTCTTGGTGATTTACTTAATAATGTTGCAGATAAATTTTTAGATTTAGCACTTAATCAAGCATTGTTTGGTAATGCTGGAGGTAAAAGTATTACTGGTGGTTTATTTAAAATGTTTGGCTTTGCAGATGGCGGTAGACCTCCAGTTGGTAAACCTTCAATAGTAGGAGAGAAAGGACCAGAGCTATTCGTACCAAGAACTTCTGGAACGATTGTGCCAAACAATAAACTTGGAGGTGGCGGTAGTACGAGTGTTGTTGTTAATGTAGACGCATCAGGTTCAGATGTTCAAGGTGATGAAGCTGAAGCTAAAGAACTTGGTACATTAATATCTGTTGCAGTACAAGGAGAACTTGTTAAGCAACAAAGACCTGGAGGTTTACTCGCAAGATAATGGCTACTTTTCCTAATTTTGATCCACAATATTCTGCTACAAAACGTAGTCAGCCAAATCTTAGGATTACTCAGTTTGGTGATGGCTACCAGCAACGCACAAGTTTTGGTTTAAATCAAGATCCGAAAGTATGGAGTCTTACTTTTAATGTCAAAGACAGTGATGCAGATACAATAGAATCTTTTTTAGAAGCTAGAGGCGAGGATGGTGCTTCTTTCGATTGGTCTCCACCCGATGAAACAGCAACTTATAAATGGATATGTAGAGGTTTTGGAAGAGAAATGTTTGACTCTGATAGAAGTAGAATTACAGCAAGTTTTGAAGAAGTATTTGAACCCTAATGGCAGTACCAGTTTCAGCACTACAAGAAATAAATCCAGGTTCAATAATTGAACTTTTTACGATTGAACTAAACACAGCCTTACATGGTTCAGATACTATTTACCGTTTTCATAATGGTGCAAATATGAACGCAAATGGAGAAGTGGTATGGGCTGGTAATTCTTATTTAAGATTTCCCATCGAATGTTCTGGTTTTGAATTTGGATCACGAGGAACTTTACCAAGGCCATCAATTTCAATAAGTAATATTTTTGGAACGATTACTGCAATAATGCAAGACATCAATACCACAACTGTTGGTAATGACTTAAATGGTGCAAAATTTACAAGAATAAGAACTTTAGCTAGATACTTAGATGCTGTTAATTTTGCTCCTGTAACTACAACATCAACATCTACATCAACAGTTGCAGATCCTTCTGACGGTGAAACGGTAACTTATACCGTAACAGTAGTAAATGTTGGAGGCGTAAATATTTTTGCACTTAATGGTAATAATAATCCTGTTATTACTATGAAACGTGGATCAACTTACATTTTTGATCAGTCTCATAGTTCAAATTCTGGTCATCCATTAAGAATCAAGCAGAATTCTGGTGCTAGTTATTCAACAGGTGTAACTGTTGCTGGGACTCAAGGTTCTGCTGGTAGTTCTGTAACTTTCCAACCACCATATCCAGATGCACCATCAGATTTAAGATACTATTGCACAGTTCATGGCAATGCAATGGGAAATACAATTACGATGAACAATCCAAATACGATCCAACAGCAAACAACTTCTTCTTCTTCTACACAAACTAATCCTTATGGAACACCTGACCCAACAGCAGAATTTCCTAAAGAAATTTATTTTTTGGACAGAAAAGTTAGTGAGAATAGAAATTTAGTTACATGGGAAGCTCAATCTGCTTTAGACTTAGTAAATGTAAAATTACCGAAACGGATAGCGACTAGAGATATTTTCCCTGGAATAGGAGCTTTTGTAGCATGAGTTGGAAAAATGACGCACTCAATCATGCAGAAAAAGAAACACCATATGAAGCTTGCGGATTAATAGCTGTTTATAAAGGAAAGGAAAAGTATTTTCCCTGTAAAAACCTTGCTGAAGAATTGACAGATCAGTTTATTTTAGATCCCGATAACTGGATCGAAATTGAAGATAAAGGTGAAATTATAGGTGTTTTTCACAGCCATCCGAATAGTCCTCCAACACCTAGTCAAGCTGATCTTGCAAGTTGTGAGTATTTAGATTTACCTTTTTATATTGTTACTCCAGAAACAAAGGAATGGTATTATTTTGAACCTTCTGGCTATAAAAAAGGATTGATTGGTAGACAATGGGTATGGGGTGTTCAAGATTGTTGGAATCTAGTGCATGACTGGTACGAAGAAAAGCAAAATATAAAATTAAAGCACTGGGATCGACCCAAAAGTCCTGAAGAATTTACTAAATCACCTTTGTTTGAATATGGATTACCTCTTACTGGTTTTGAAGAAATGGATGATACGTTAGATTTACAGAAGGGAGATGTTCTTTTAATGGATACAGGTATGGGCAGTTTGGATCACGTTGCTTTATACATAGGAGATCAAACTATCCTTCAACATTGTGTGAAAAGACTTAGTTGCAGAGAAACTTATGACCGAAAGTATATACAATGGACAAAGAAGAGGTATCGCTATGCTCAGTAAAATCAAAGTTTACGGGAGACTCGCTCGTTTTTTAGGAGAGCGTACTTTTGAAGCAGAAGTAAGATCACCAATAGAAGCTTTTAAATTTCTTGTAGCGAATTTTCCTAACTTAGAATCTCATGTGGTCGAGCAAAATTATTGTATAAAAGTTGGAAATTACGAAATAAGTGATAAAGAGTTAGATATTCCTGTAGGTAATCAAGAAATAAAAATAGTACCAATAGTTACAGGAGCAAGAGGCGTGGGTAAGTTTTTACTTGGAGCGATTCTTATAGGTGTTGCGATTGCTGCTCCTGCCGCTGGATTAGGTTTAGGAAGTGCTAAAGGTAGTATATTTTTTGGTACTACTGGTGGAGGTGCGTTAGCAGCAGCCGCAGGTAATCTTGGTATTTACCTTGCACTATCGGGTGCAGCAGAAATGATAAGTCCTACACCAACTCCTAGTTCGAGTTCTGACGATCCAACCAGTTTTACGTTTAATGGAATTATAAATACAGTAAGGTCTGGTGTTCCAATACCTGTTGTCTATGGAGAAATTTTTTGTGGATCACTCGTGGTATCAGCAGGTATTGATACAGACGATTTCTCAGGATAATTATGTTTAAAATTGCTGAAATACATCCTGGAGCAGGACGAAAAGAAATCCAACTAAACCCTTTTAAGTGGTTTGGTGGAGGTGGGGGTACAGCAGTACAGGTTTTAGGTTCTTTGCAAAGTAAACAAGCAATAAATCTTATTGAAGTTACGAGCGAAGGAGAAATTGAAGGATTCCCGTCAGCCGCAGGATTAACAAGAGGAACTGCTGCATATAACAAAGCAGCTTTAAAAGATATATTTTTAGGGTCTACTCCGATTGTAAAACCAAGTGCAAATGCTAGTAATATATTAGACTCCGACTTTAATTTCAAAGGAATTAAATTTGAACCTCGTTTTGGAACGTCAAATCAAACTTTTATAAAAGCCATTAGTGATATTGAAAGTGAAGAAGGTGTAGGGGTAAAAGTAACCAATGCGTCACCTGTAACAAGAACAATAACTGAGTCTAATATTGATGCGATTAGAGTCACGGTTAGTTTTGATGCACTAATTAAAATCAATGAAAAAGACGGAAAAAATATAGGAACTTCTGTTGATCTGTTTATATTAATTACGGAAAATGATGGAACTGTAACTCGCTTCGATAAAGATACAAGTAACGAAACAGTCTCTTTTCAAGGAGGGCTTTTCGGACTTCTTAACATGAGTCGATCAACATTTACCGTTAGTGGTAAGACAAGAAGTTCATATAGCAGAGACTACTTAATCACAATTAAAGATAATACATCTTTTCCAATCCAAGTAACTGTTGGACGGGCTTCTGGTGATACTACTGATGACAAGATAACAGATACTTTTTCATGGTCATCTTTGACAAAAATAATAGATGAGCAAAGACCTTATCCAGATATAGCTCATCTCTATTTACGTTTTGATGCTGAACAGTTTTCTACTATCCCAACACGGATGTATAGGATTCGTGGTGTAAAAATTAAAATCCCACATAACGCAACCGTAGATCAGACAAATGGGAGATTAACTTATAGTGGAACGTTTAATGGAACTCTTACCACCACAAAGCATTGGTGCTCAGATCCTTCGTGGATACTCTTTAACTTACTTACAGAAAATCGATTTGGATTAGGGGACCATATTACTGAAGATCAACTTGATAAATATGCTTTTTATAGTGCTTCTGTTTATTCTTCTGAGTTAGTTGATGATGGAGAAGGAGGTCAAGAGCCTAGATTTAGTTGTAATGTAGTTCTTCAAACACGACAAGACGCTTTTAACACAGTTATGGCTCTCAGTTCTGTAATGAGAGGGATGACATTTTGGAGTGCTGGATCTCTTACCCTTACTCAAGATAGACCTACAGATGCTAATTATTTATTTAATCTTTCTAATGTAACTGCCGAAGGATTTCTTTATTCTGGAACAAGTCTGAAAACAAGATCAACAGTTATATCTGTATCTTATTTTGACATGGTTAATCAAGAATCAAGTCTTGAAACAGTAGAAGATACTGCTGCTAAGAATAAGTACGGAATTATCCAAAAGAAAGTAACAGGATTTGGCTGTACTTCAAGAAATCAGGCACGAAGATTAGGAAGATTTATTCTATTTGAAGAGCAAAACTCTACTGAAACTATTAGTTTTTCTACTGGAATATCAGAGGGTGTAGTTGTTAGGCCTGGTCATGTTATAGAAGTTAGCGATCCAGTTAGAGCAGGAGTAAGAAGAGGCGGAAGGATTAGTTCTGCTACGACTACAAGTATTACAGTAGACGATACGGCAAAAACTGATTTAGACAGTACTAATAATGCGACTGTTAGTGTTGTTTTACCTGATGGAACAGTAGAAAAAGGGAGTGTATTTTCAATAGTTGGTGCAGTAATAACAGTTGATTCGGTAACAAGATCTGATGGAACTACTGCAACCAGTTTTAGTTCTGCTCCTAATAAGAACAGTGTTTGGATACTAGAAAATACAACTTTGCAAACTACGCAATGGAGAGTTGTAAGCGTAACTGAGGACAAAGATAGATATGCGATAGTTGGAACGATTTATAATTCAGGTAAATTTGCATTTATAGAAGATGGATCGCCATTACCTGTTCGCAACGTAACACTCTTAAATGAACTTGTTGATGCTCCTTCAGCCCCTATTGTTACAGAGGAATTTTTTGTAGAGGGCAATAGAGCAAGAACTAGGTTAAGTATAACTTTCAATTCCGTTCCAAGGGCAATTCAATACTTATTACGCTTTAAATTAGACAATGGTAATCTTGAAACAATAACAGCAACGACTCCTGAATTTCAAATTTTAGATTCGTTAGCAGGTATATATGAATTTGAATTATTTAGTATAAATGCAGGACTTGAGGCTTCATCAGAACCAACAAGTTTTACATATACTGCGGTAGGAAAAACTGCTATTCCTTCCGATCTGACGGGTCTAACAGCAGAACCTATAAGTGGTAAGACAGTAAGATTACGTTGGAACTTATCTTCAGATTTAGATGTTATTCATGGTGGTCGAGTTTATGTAAGACACTCTACAAAAACTGATGGAACAGGAACATTTTCTAACGCTACTGATCTTGTTGAAGCATTAGCTGGGAACACCACAATAGCAGATGTTCCATATTTAGAAGGTGAGTATATTCTTAAATTTCAAGATGATGGAGGTAGATTCAGTGCAGGAGAAGCAAGTGTTGTCATAGATTTACCTGACAATCTTGCACCTTTAATAGCTTTAACAAGAAGAGAAGACCTGGATGTTCCTAAGTTTCAAGGAATAAAAACTAATGTTGCTTTTGATGCGACAACAGATTCTTTAAATTTAACTGGTGTAGGACAATTCGATAGTATTACTAATCTTGATGCTGTTGGTTCATTAGATGATGTCGGAGGAATAGCTCCATTAGGTAATTATGAATTTGGAGGTGCAGCAGGTGTATCTTTCCTAGATTTAGGTGGTGTATTTAGTTTGGATCTAAAACGTCATTTTCTTACCGAAGCATTTTTCCCATCAGATTTATTTGATTCAATTTCAGATATAGATGGAAGAGTAGATTTCGATGGACTTACCGCTACGAAAGTAAATGCCGAAATGTTAGTTGCAGTTACTCAAAGTGATCCTACTTCTGGATCGCCTACATATACAGCGTTTCAGACATTTGCTAACGGAACTTATAAAGGTAGAGGTTTTAAGTTTAAAGTTAATTTAACCAGTGATGATCCTGACCAAGATATAAGAGTATTTCAATTGGGTTATACCGCAACACTTCAAAGAAGAACTGAACAAAGTACGACTACTATTGCATCTGGAGCAGGAGCAAAAGCTGTTACATTTACAGATTCCTTCTTTACTGGAACTTCCGCTATTGGCGGAGTAAATTCAAACTTACCTTCTGTTGGTATTACTGCACAGAATATGGCTAGTGGCGATTTTTTTGAACTGTCTAATATTAGTGGTACAGGCTTTACAGTTCATTTTAAAAATTCATCAAATGCTTCGATTGATAGGAATTTCACCTATCAGGCTGTCGGATTTGGTAAGGGGTGATAAAATAAAATAAAATATTGCGAAAATGGCAAGAGTTAATAGCACAACTAAAGAAACAGATAATAATTTTAATGTTTCTAATGGAACGGGTGCTGCGGTTCGTGCAGGGATAAATGATATTTTTACAGCATTAAGAACAATAAATTCAGCAAGTGGAGATCCTTCTGGAGCAGGAAATGTAGTTCAATTCCAGCCACATATAGATTCATCAACTAATTTATTAAAAATCTGTACTGCCGTATCTTCTGGAACGGGTACATTTACAACTATTGGAAATATAACTCAGGCGAACTTAGGTCTTGCGGCACTTGCAGGATCTACTTTTACAGGGAAAGTAACTCATAACTATACATCTAGCTTAACGATACCTTCTGGTACGACAGCCCAGAGAGATGGAAGCCCTGCTGTTGGTATGTTCAGACATAACTCAACTCTTAATCAGTTTGAAGGCTATAACAATGGTGCTTGGGGTGCGATTGGAGGGGGTGCTGGAGCGACTGGAGGTGGAAGTGATGAAGTATTTTTTGAATCAGATCAAGCTGCTACAACTTCTTACAGTATTTCTGCTGGAAAGAACGCACACACAGTAAGTCCTACAATTAATTCAGGCGTTACTATTACCGTGCCATCTGGGGCAATTCTTGTTATTCTTTAATTATGGCTTTAAACATTAACGGCACTACTGGTATTTCTGGGGTTGAGGGATCTGTTTCGGCTCCAGTTTTAACTGGGACTGACTCAAATTGTGGTATTAGTTTTCCTGCTGCCGACACTATCAAGTTTTCGACTGGTGGTGTTGAAAGAATGTCTATCACAAATAGTGGTGTAACAGGAGTAAGTGGCGGTAAAATTCTTCAAGTAGTTTCTACCACAAAAACTGCTGCTGTTAGTAATGCAACAGCTGCTGCATCTTTATGGAGTTATAATGATGCTTCACTTAGAGCAACTATTACCGCTTCTAGTGCTTCAAACTTTTTTAAGATAACAGGACAAATCGTAATAGGCTCAAATGGTTTAGCTGTTAGTGCGATTTTATATGACAATGGTTCTGCTGTTACAACAGCTGGAGCTTTGGGAGATGCAAGTGGAAGTACTAGACGATCTTTAAACGGTACTGATAATGGTAGTACTGAGGGTGTTGCTACTATTCCAGTTCATGCTTATATTTCTTGTGCCGATACAAACGAACATAAATTTCATTATGCTTTTTACCACAATGGTGGTGGTACAAATGATATTAAATTAAATAGACCTCACAGTGATGCAGATACAAACAAAAGAGGTCGTTATATTTCTAATATTACAGTTGAGGAGGTATCAGCATAATGGCTTATTTAGACATTGAAGCGATAAAAAAAGCGTATCCTGATGCCACATTTATTGATGAAGATAGAGGAGCTTTCAAAGCAGATGGCTCACAGATAACACTTGTTCAATCTGATATAGATGCTGCACGAACCACATTAAATACTGAAGCTGCTGCGATAGCTTATCAAGGCCAACGTAAAGCTGAGTATCCAAGTATTGAAGATCAGCTTGATACGATTTATCATAGTGGTGTAGCTGGTTGGAAAACTACTATCAAAGCTATTAAAGACAAATATCCTAAACCATGACAGCAAAGATTAAACTAAACGCAGCATCAGGTGGTGGGTCAGTAAGCATACAA